AACCATACAGATATTTCGTCAAGGATGTTGATTAACTTTAACTATGTGCCCTGCTCAAAGAAATTTGATGTAGGCCCAGGAACCTACAAAGAAATTAATTATGGATAATACTATTGACCTACCAACTAAACTAAACCAACAAAAGAAACTAGAGGAAGAGATCAATATGCTAAATAAGAAGGTAGATGACTACACAGAACAGGTTGCTCTCGTAGACCTCATCGCTAACGCACCATCAGGGCCAGCCATCTCTGTTGCCTGTGATGAAATCAAGCGTCTGTTGCTTGAGAAGAATGTAGCATACGGTAACTCTGCCCTATCCCCTATCCAGATCTTTGCAAAAGCGGGGGCACAAGAAGGTATCGCCAACCGCATTGATGACAAACTAAATAGGATTAAGAACAATCAAACTTATGTTGGAGACAATGACCTTGACGATTTGATTGGCTACCTTATCCTTTATAAGATTTCTCAATCTAACTAATCTATTGACAATTCGTTACCATTCTGGTATAATAGATATTACCTACTAACAAAGGAAAGTAATGGCTAAGAGAATCAGGCGGTCCAAGTTCGTCCAGCAACACGATCAACTAAATACTCATTGGGTGACAACCCCATCCTATCAGGTGTCCGAACGTCGGACGTTAGAGCCTGGTGATGAGATCAAGATTACTGAGGTGTGGGGCACTCGCTTCCGTTTTGTGCGGCACGTTTACAATCCAAAGACAGAGACAGAGTGGGTTGATTGTATCGAACTACACAAGGGGCAGTATGCCCAGCAGAGGTCATTCCGACCAGAGCGTATCAAGGTTCTGCCTAAGAAGCGTAAGAAGAAGCAAAAAGAGACACAATAGTGTGATACAATATAAAGGTTGTTTCGACAACAGGGCACGACTCAAAAGGTCGTGCTCTTTTATTTACACTAAAGAATAACAAGGAGAACGACAATGAATAAGATTAAACAAACGGCTGGGGTAATAGTATCAACTGCTCTCATAGCAGCAGCAGTGGCGTTACCAGCAGCAGCAGCAGTTCCTATGGATGACGCAAAAGCGGCGGTAGGCGGATCGAACGTAGATGACGGAGAAGATGGCTGGATGGACTACCCAAGTGTTGTTCAAAAGGGTGAGAAGTATTTCCCAACAGCGGTATCATTTTATCAAGGCCCAGAGTATAAGGAAAAATGGAATAAATGTCGGCTGCATATTCGGCAGAGGGAGTCTCGCAATGTGTATGGGGCACTAAACCACAGCGGGAAATACAAAGGTGCATATCAAATGTCACCTGAGTTCTCTGTTGGTGCTGGCTGGCGGATACAAAAGAGTATGCGTGAACAGGGAGCACCGAAGGAGCAGGCGTTTAAGATAGGTGAAGACCTACGCACCACTCCTGCCCACCGCTGGCACCCGTTTTACCAGGACTGGGCATTCTGGTCGATCTTTGATAACGGCAAGGGTCAATCCCATTGGTTTTATCACGGCTCAGCGTGTTAGATCTATGTGATATAATGTTACTAACAGAAGGAGTTAGACTATGACTGAAGATGACATAAACGTTCATCTGGATGAAGTCAACAAGGTGGCAGGCGAATTTATCAAGGGTAGCACTGAGATACAAATTGCTCGCCACCTTGGTCTTCCCCGCACACGAGTGGTAAAGCACTTGACTGAGTGGCGTGGGATGATCTCAAACAATGAGGCAATTAGAGCCAGAGCCAGAGAAGCATTGGGTACTGCCGATCAGCATTACAATAGACTTATCCAGAAGGCTTACGAAGTCATTGATGCTTCTGATGCTCAAGACAACCTTGGTGAGAAAAGTAAAGCAATTAAACTTATCTTAGATATTGAAACTAAAAGAATAGAGATGCTTCAGAAGGCAGGGCTGCTAGAGAATAAAGAAATCGCAGAAGAACTCATGGAGATGGAGCGTAAGCAAGAAGTTTTGGTTAAGATTCTGCGGGAAGTCTCAGGTAAGTGCGACACATGCAAGGTAGAAGTAAGTAAGCGTCTTGCAGATGTAGCAAGGCCAGAGGAAGTGATTACAGTCAATGTCGATTGATTTCGATGATTTCCTAGGAGCACTTGACGAGAATCCCTTTGAGGAGTATCCCGTTGGTGTAAGAGAGTTTGTTCGATCCCCTGACTACTTGGGGCAGCCAGAGTTGTCGGACATTCAGTATGACCTAGTAGAAACCATGAGCCAGATTTATAAATTGGAAGACTTGCAGAGGTTCATGGGAGATAGAGATGGGGCAAGGCATCATGCTAAATACACTAAAGCAGAAGTTATCCTCCAATGCGGCAAAGGTTCTGGGAAAGACTTTACTTCTACTGTCGGTGTGGCTTATCTGGTGTATAAGTTACTTTGTTTAAGAGATCCATCAGGATACTTTGGCAAGCCAACGGCTGACGCTATTGATATTATCAACATCGCCATCAACGCACAGCAGGCAAAGAACGTTTTCTTCAAGGGCTTCCGTTCAAAGATCGAACGCTCACCTTGGTTCGCAGGAAAATACGAAAGCAAGATGGATAACATTGAGTTTGATAATTATATTACAGTTTACTCTGGTCACTCAGAGCGTGAGTCACACGAGGGTCTAAACCTTATGCTCGCTGTGCTTGATGAGATCTCAGGATTCCAGCAGACCTCTGCCTCAGGCAACGAGGGTGCAAAGACCTCAGACGCTATCTACAAGGCGTTCCGTGCATCAGTCGATAGTCGCTTCCCTGACTATGGAAAGGTAGTGCTGCTGTCCTTCCCTCGCTACAAGGGTGACTTCATTTCTCAACGGTATGAAGAAGTAATCAATGAAAAGGAAGTAATACCAAAGACCCATCAGTTTATTATGAATGAAGAACTAGGAAATGCAGACGGGAACATCTATGACATTGAGTGGGAAGAAGATCATATTATAAGTTACAAGGTTCCTGGTGTGTTTGCTATCAAGCGTCCTACCTGGGATGTAAACCCCACACGTTCTATAGATGATTTTAAGTTGGCGTTCTACACAGATCCAGGCGATGCCCTTATGCGTTTTGCCTGTATGCCTATGTTCCACTCTGATGCATTCTTCAAACAGCGTGACAAGTTAGAGTTGGCTATGAGCATCCCTAACCCTGTTGATAAGTTTAAGCGTATCGAACCTAGATGGGAACCTAAACCAGACATAGAGTATTTCGTACACGCTGACCTTGCACAGAAGCACGACAAGTGTGCCGTGGCTATCGCACACGTTGACCGCTGGGTAGAGGTAAAGTCATTCAATGACTACAAGCAGATCGTACCATTCGTAGTAGTGGACATGGTTGCATGGTGGGAACCAAAGATCGAAGGCCCAGTAGATCTATCAGAAGTTAAGAATTGGATCATCAGTTTGCGACGGCAGGGTATCAATTTAGGTAGAGTAACCTTTGACCGTTGGCAGTCATTCGACATTCAGAATGAATTAAAGCAAGTAGGCATTAAGACAGCAACGCTATCAGTAGCAAAGCAACACTACGAAGACATGGCAATGCTTGTGTATGAGGATCGTGTTGTCATGCCACAGATTGAATTGCTGCTTGATGAACTAACAGAGTTGCGTATCGTATCTGATAAGAAGGTAGACCACCCTCGCAAGAAGTCAAAGGACTTGGCTGATGCTGTGTGTGGTGCTATCTACAATTCTGTGTCCTTGTCTAAGCGTGAACAGAATCAGATGATTGAGGTGCATGACTTCAAGAGTGCTCGTAAAAAGTGGAGAGAAGAAGAAGAATACGACCCTATATTCGATAATCCTGATCCAAGTAAGAAGACCGTTTGGGACTCTTACTTAGAGGGAATCGGAATGATGTAGTATAATATAATTGGAGGAAACAATGGATAAAGAGATGATTGAGTTCCTTAAGTCTATTGGGGCTATCGAAGAACTGCCTGGTGGAAACTACCGACTGTCAGAAGAGGCAGAGGAGTTTGTTCCTGAGGTTGTAAAGCATCACGAGTCAATGTTTAATAATGATGTTTTCTCATTATGGATCAATGATATGATTGATTTAATTTTTGATAACGATGGCGATCCTATGTTGGATATTACAGAAACCTCCCGAGATGAGGTTAGGCAGTATGAGTGCCTAACCCCACAGGAGATAAATACCCTAAGAATGATTATTCAGCAATATGATACAGCACTTGACAAAAACTAGAGTGTGCTGTATAATATACATATGAACGATGAACTAGATCCACCAGATGAAAATCATCAGCGTGTTACCGTTGCCATGGTAGAAGGTAAGGCTTACTGGGTTCACGATAACGCTATGTGGGAAACAGAGTTAGACGAAGATGGTGATCCAGATCGTGCCGCTGCTCGTCCCATAGACACGGAGGATATGTCGTTCCAACAAATCAAAATGCACATGGCTATCCTAGATAGCATCACACGAGAAAGCAATGAGTAATGAAGGTATTGGTACAGGGCACTAAGGATTTTACGGACTACCAAGTCCTCATGCGTGCTATGGGTGTTGCACTATCATCCATGAAGCCAGGGGACAAGGAGTTTCAGATCTATGCAGTAGGCCCACACAAGACGAATGACCTTGCGTTGTCTTTTGCTAACCTAACAGAAGACAATCTAAAGGGTAGGGGTATCAAGATTAAGTTTAATAAACTACCCGCAAAGTTAGCAGAAGATAAGATAGATAGGTTTGACTACATGGCTTACCTAGCACACCCAGACAATCGTCGTCTATCTGCCTTGACCAACAAAGCAGAAGAGAACGGCATTGCGTTAGGGATCTTTCGATACTGATGCTAAGTAAAAAGGATTTGAGTTTTCTTTCGGTGGCTCGTGCTTTCGCAACAGAGAGTGTCCAGCGTAAGAAGCATGGTGCCGTAGTGGTTCGTGGCGGTAGCGTCGTAGGTGTAGGTTACAACAAACATCGTAACAACCCTGCGTACCTACCAAAGGATGTTGTCCGTGAACACACCTCTTATCACGCAGAAGAGATAGCAATAAAGCAGGCAGGAGATAACACTAAGGGTGCTACTATCTACATCGCTAGGGTAAATAACCAAGGCGAAGATCGTATCTCCCGCCCCTGTCTGCCGTGCAGACTCCTAATACGGGAGGCACAAATCAAAAAAATCGTATACACAACAGAAGGAAGAATAAATTATGTTCATTGACAGTATAAACAAAATGGAAGAGATTGTAGAGAACCGCACTAATCTTAGTTGGGAATCCAACTTTGATATTATTGAGGATCTTGGCGAGAATGCTAACGCAATGCTCAAGAAGAACGCACGCTTCATCCAAGGTGCATGGCACAAGGTTAATGTTATTAAACTAACAGAGCGTGGTTGGAAAATCCCACAGCAATGGGTAAATAACTCTTGACTTTTTAAGTCAATGAAGGTATAGTATGAATATGAGTAAAAGCGACGAAGGCATCGTCAAAGCGTGTAGAGAAGTCGTCTATACTCGTCAGGCCGCTTGCGGCAGCCATTTGGGGTATGGGGTAATTGGCAGCCCAACTGATTCTGGTTCAGTTAGTCTAGGTTCGAATCCTGGTACCCCAGCGATACGAGGTGGGTGTAAAACGGGGCACAATAAGAAAATAAAAGAATACAAAACATATAAGGATGTAAGCAATGGATAAGTTAAGTTGGAAAGAAGACGGTAAGTGCGTAGACATGGAAGTGGATATCTTCTTTGAGAAGTACGAGAATGATATCGGTCTGCGTGCAGTCATTGATAGAATGTGTGCCCGTTGTCCTATTGCCCAAGAGTGTTTGCAATGGGGCATCTCACATGAAGAGTGGGGCGTTTGGGGCGGCATCTATCTAGAAGGCGGTAAGAAGTCAGAAGAGTTCAATGAACATAAAACAGAGATGGTATGGCAAGAACTTCTGTTACAATTGACTCACGACACAGGACAAGCATATGAATAAGACGGAAATGGCACAGATGATCTTTAGGAAGAACCAACCAGTACCTCATGGTTTTCCTGTAGAACTGTCAGAGGATGAGATCCTTGACCCAGCAACAGGTGATATGGTTACAATTCATTATCTCCTATTTCAGAATAGTCTGTACCAACGTCTATCAAAGAATAGGCAGAAGTTTGTGGATGTGGTTCGTTGGCTCAAGGCAACACATGATGAAATGAAGAGCATGGGTTTGCGTCCAGTCATTCAACCTATCTTTGATACTTATGATGGTCTAACACCAGACTCAGCAAAGTACAAAGTGCAACAAATCATCAGAAAAAGATAGTGTATAATGTAAACGGTTACGGGTGGAGATCCTACCCAATACCAACAAATCAATATCACCCAAAAGGAGATGAAGTACGAATGAAGTTTGTGAATAAATTCCGTAAGTCCCCACAGCAGAAGCAAATCAAGGCTCTCTATCGTGAATGGGATCGTCAACGTGAAGAGGCATCACCTTATGGTTCCTCACACTTAAACGAGATTGACGCTATTTTTAGCCGTAACCTACATAATCTCGAAAAAACAGAGTAAGGAATGGAATGCAATTAAGTTTTTATGGACGCTTCTACAAGCCCTCAACGGGGAGGGTATACGCAGAAGTCTATAAGACCATGGAGGACGACGGCCTCACGCTAGATGAAAGGGTGGGTGCCCGTCGTACCTTCACAATTTACGGGGCAAAGAAATGGATAGAAAAAACTATTCTTAATAACAAAACGCACGAGTTAGAGTGGACATATTTAAGTGAATGAGATAGCATGGTACTGGTCATGGATTCTAATGTCTATGAACCTGACCGCAATGATATTAGCAGGCCGCAAGTTGTGGCAAGCATGGTTAGTAGGTGTAGCCGCAGAAATCATGTGGGTTGCCTATGGATACTTTACTGAGCAATGGGGGTTCTCATTCTTTGGCTTTATCTTTGCGGCGGTATATTTAAGAAACGCATACCGTTGGCGTAAGCAAGACAAGGAGCATGAAGGAAGCGTCGTGGTATAATGAAGCCATGGGTTTCGATCCTCAAGACAAGTTCATTCTCTATCCTTTTATTATCTTTATTGTTTGTCTTTTTGTCTTGGGTGTTGTACCCCGTCTTTATTCCTAAACAATATATAAATAAGAAAAAGACTTGACAAGTGTCGGGGGTATTTGGTATAATAGAGTCATAACATAGTGGCGTGTAACTCAACGGCAGAGTGTTCGACTGTTAATCGAAATGTTGTAGGTTCGAATCCTACCACGCCAGCGGTAAGTAGAAGGAGGCATCTGGTCGGATGCGTAATACATAAAATATAAATAAGGTTTGGCCTTGTAGTTCATCGGTTAGAACGCTTCCCTGTCACGGAAGAGGTAGTGGGTTCGATTCCCATCAAGGTC